GTACTAGCATTGTTATTATTGTATGTCATTGTACCAGAGTTTACGTTATTGTTGGTATTGACATTTGTGCTAGAACTTGTTGAAGCATTAACGTTGTTATTGTTGTAGTTCATTGTACCACTGTTCACATTGTTATTTGTGTTGACATTGGTTGCAGAACTTGTTGATGCATTAACGTTATTGTTATTGTAGGTCATGGTACCAGTGTTAACGTTGTTGTTTGTGTTAACATTGGTGTTACTTGAACTACTTGTGGTAGCATTATTGTTGTTGTATGTCATAGTACCACTATTGATATTGTTATTTGTATTAACGTTAGTGTTACTATTGGTTGAACTGCTGGTACTAGCATTGTTATTGTTATAAGTCATTGTACCGGTATTAACGTTATTGTTTGTATTAACGTTTGTTGCGGAACTTGTTGAACTTGACGTATTAACATTGTTGTTATTGTATGTCATTGTACCGGAGTTGACGTTATTATTGTTATAAGTCATTGTGCCGGTATTGACATTGTTGTTGTTATTAGTTACAGTACCACTTTGAATGTTATTGTTAGTGTTCACAGCGGTTGCGGTAGATGTTGAAACGCTGTTATTGTTATTTGTACTGGTACTGTTTACTGTACTGGTGCTAGTAGCATTGCTGGTACTAACATTGTTGTTGTTACTATTGACAGTGCTGAGACTGTTTGATGTACTATTTGTGTCAACCAGAGAACTAGAACTGTATGCACCACCAGTTAAACTAGAAGATTGGTTGATTAGTGTTGGATCGGATTGGGCGATAGAGACAATACTTAGTGCTGATAGTATGCCGGCCGCAAGGAGTTTTCTAAAATTCATTTCATTTCCTTCGTTATTTTTATAGAATAATGGCAAAAATGACACAAGTAGTTGCCTACTCAACTGAATTCATATATAATCGCATATCCTATTATTTATAACGAAAAGGTTTGTCATGGAAATTATTGTTTTGAAACTTATCACTGGTGAAGATGTTCTTGGAGAAATCCAAACTGAGTCTGAAACCGAGTATGTGATTGAAAATCCCGTAGGTATCGCCGTAGTCCGTGGTCAAAACGGACAACCAAACGTTGGATTTGCTCCGTTTCCAATCCATGCGCCACAAACTAAAGGTGACACAATTACACTTGCCAAAAAGAACGTGGTGTATCATTATGTACCTGCTGAAGACTTTATTGAAAACTACAAGCAAGTTTTCGGTGTCGGCATCGTTCTTCCTAACAAACAATTGATTGTCTAATGAATTTTTATACTAATGTACAATGCTTCGGTAATGCGATCCTTTACCGAGGCGTTATGGATGGTAAACGTGTGAAACAACGCATTGATTACCAGCCATCTCTATACATCCAACACAAAAACGGTAAACTTAAATCCCTAGATGGCACTCCGCTTCTGCAAAAGAAGTTTGATGACATCAAAGAAGCAAGAGAATATATCAAGCGTTTTGATGGTGTATCTGGTGGTCCTAAAGTCTATGGTAACACCAGATATGAGTATGCATTCATTGGTGAACAACATTCAGGTATGGTTGAGTGGGACCAAGACCACATTCGCATCGGTGTAATTGATATTGAGGTTGGTTCAGAAAATGGTTTCCCCGATCCATATCTGGCCAACGAACCAATCACTGCAATCTGTTTGAAATATTTAAATGGTATGACACTCGTCTTTGGATGCGGTGATTACCAAGTTCAAGGTGAAGAAATCTATATCAAATGTAAAGATGAATGGACTCTTTGCAAGAAATTCATTCAACATTGGGTCAATGATACACCAGATGTTCTGACTGGCTGGAACACCAAGTTCTTTGATATTCCGTATCTGATTAATCGTTTTCGTAAAATTCTCGGTGAAGATGATGCCAAGTTGTTATCTCCGTGGAAATACATCGGTGAACGAAACACAATCATCAATGGTCGTTCCATGATTGCATATGATATCATGGGTGTTGCATCACTTGACTACATTGAACTATACAAGTGGTATGCTCCTGACGGTAAATCTCAGGAGTCTTATCGTTTGGATGCTATTGCTAATGCTGAAATCGGCGAAAACAAATTGTCCTATGATGAATATGACAACTTACATGCTTTGTATCGTTTGAACTTCCAAAAGTTTATTGAATACAACATCAAAGACGTTGAGTTGATTATCAAACTGGAAGACAAGTTAAAGTTGATTGAATTGGCTCTGACCCTTGCATATGATACCAAATGTAACTATGAAGATGTGTTTGCACAAACTCGTATGTGGGATGCATTGACATACAACCGTCTTATGCAAGATAACATCGTTGTTCCTCCACGGGAAGTTCAAGACAAGGATTCCGCATTTGAAGGTGCTTATGTTAAAGACCCACAAGTTGGTCTACATGAATGGGTTGCATCGTTTGACTTGAACAGTTTGTATCCTCACTTGATGATGCAATACAATATCAGTCCTGAAACATTGATTGAACCAGAAGACTACACGGATGAAATGCGTGAGATTCTATCACAAGGTGTAACCGTTGATAAATTGCTTACTAAGTCAATTAACCTATCAAATATTGGCGATAAGGCCACCATGACACCCAATGGTCAATTCTTCCGTACAGACTTCCAAGGTTTCTTGCCTAAGATGATGGCTGAAATGTATGAAGACCGCAAGAAGTTCAAGAAGATGATGTTGGCCGCAAAGCAGGAGTATGAGAATGAAAAAGACGTTACTAAGAAGTATGATATTGAAAAGCGAATCGCTAGATTTAATAATCTGCAACTGGCTAAAAAAGTGTCCCTTAACAGTGCTTATGGTGCTTTGGGCAGTCAGTACTTCCGTTTTTATGATTTGCGTATGGCGCTTGGGGTTACTTCTGCTGGGAAATTGAGTATTCGTTGGATTGAAAACAAACTGAATGAATACATGAACAAGATTCTAAAGACTTCTGATGTGGATTATGTGATTGCGTCCGACACAGATTCAATCTATATGAAACTTGGTCCTCTGGTGAATAGTGTTTATGGTGCAGACGGTACTGTTGGACTTCCAAAGACTAAAGTGATTGATTTCATGGACCGTGTTTGTGAACAAAAGATTCAACCGTTTATTGACAAGTCGTATCAAGAATTGGCCACTTATGTAAACGCATATGCACAAAAGATGCAAATGAAACGTGAGTGTTTGGCTGACAAAGGTATCTGGACTGCAAAGAAACGATACATCATGAACGTCTATGATAATGAAGGTGTTCGTTACAATGAACCAGACTTGAAAGTCATGGGTCTTGAAATGATTAAGTCTTCAACTCCTGCGGCAGTTCGTACAAAGATGAAAGAATCTATCAACATCATGATTGGTGGTTCAGAACACGATATGCACAAGTTCATTCAAGAATTCCGTGAAGAATTCAAGAATCTGCCTGTTGAAGAAGTATCTTTCCCACGTGGTATCAATGGTCTTTCAAAGTATGCGGATGCAGTCACTCTATATAAAATGGGTACACCAATCCATGTGAAAGGTGCAATCATTTATAATCACAATCTGGAAAAGATGGGTCTGACAAAGAAGTATCCCAAGATTCAAGAGGGTGAGAAGATTAAGTTCTCCTATCTGAAGAAACCTAATCCTTTCAAAGATACCGTTATCTCTTATCCTTCTCGTCTGCCGAAAGAATTTGACATTACCAAATTTATAGATTATGATACACAATTCGACAAGACTTTCGTGGAACCGATTAAAGTTATCCTAGACTGTATCGGCTGGACCACTGAAAAGCAAAGCACACTTGATGATTTTTTTAGTTAAGGAACAATATGAGTATTTTAGATAAAATCAAGAAGAACAGTAGCATCAAAGATTCTGCTATTCTATCCAAATCAAAGTTCTTCACACAGAAGGACATGATTCCAACCGCAGTACCAGCAATCAACATTGCACTATCTGGAAAGTTGGATGGCGGTTTAACACCAGGTCTTACAATGTGGGCAGGTCCATCAAAACACTTTAAGACTGCTTTTTCACTTTTGATGGCTAAATCTTACATGGACAAATACGAA